TATGACACAGGCTGGCATTATGTCGGTGAACGATGTTCGAACCCTTGAAGATATGTCTGCCGTTGTTGGCGGTGACCAGCACCGTGTGCCGTTGGCAAACATTAACTTGACTGCTTCTGAACTGACTTCTGAAGAAATGCGAATCAAGATGGCCCGTGACTTGATCACTGTCGGTTTTGACCCTGAAGAAACTTTGAAAGCTTTGAACTTGCCGCCTATTACTCACGCTGGTTTGATTTCGACACAGTTGCAACCTGAAGGTTTGTAATGATTACAACGGGTCAGTTAACTGTTGGAACTACTGCTGTTGCGGTAGATAGTTCAAGTGTTGGTGTTTTTAGTTTGACTATTCATAACGGGTCAAACACTAGCAACGTTTTTTTGGGCAGTGAAACTGTCACGGCTTCTACCGGTTTGGAATTGCACAGTCACGAATACGTCACAATTCAGATGCTACCTGGTGACACGCTATATGCGGTTTCTTCATCAGGCACACACGATATCAGTTGGATGAAAGTAAGTTAATGCCGTATTTTGTTACTGATAAAAATGCTGACTGTTCAGGCTGGTCAGTGGTTGATGACGCTGGTGAAGCTTATGGATGTCACACCACTAAGCAAGATGCCATTGATCAGGCGATTGCGATAAGTCTTAGTGATGATGAACCGTTTGAAGGTGAACGTGCTGCTGTTGGTTCTTTAGCGGTTGATGATTATGTTTCGTGGGATGTTCTTGATCCTGAAATTGTGGCACAGGTTGTTGCGGTTGAAAAAGATGTTGCGGTTGTTCGAATCTTTGAAGAAGATGACGGCATTTTTGAAGCCACTGACAAACTGATGATTATGAACGTTTTCAAGTTGGAAAAGATTCCAGCACCGTCAATGTTGGCGGTTGAAATGGAAGACCCTGAACAGGTTGATCCTATGCCTGAAATGGAATCGGCTTCTGAAATCCGTGAACTGAACGTGCCAGCCCCAGCCTATATGCAAGCAGCAGCACGGCGTGGGTTGCGTTATTACGAAGAAGGTTTAGGCGGTGACGGGCTAGTTCCTGCGACTATTCGTGAAGCCCGTGAAATGGCTGAAGGGCGTGTGTCTGATAACAAGTGGGTTCGCATTTCGGCGTGGATTGCTAGACACTTGCCTGATCTTGATGCCCCTAAAAACAGTGACGAATCAGACCCCGAATACCCTGGTGCTGGTTTAGTTGCACACCTACTTTGGGGTTCAGGGCCTACTAAACGTCAAGCATTACGGGCTAAAGATTTTGCTGATTCCGTTGTTGCTAGGCTTGAAGCAGAAGGTGAAAGAAAGACAATGACTGAAACTGTGGAAAATCGTAAGAAGTGGCTGAACGCTGCGTGGGCTATAAAGTCTGCCGTTGAAGGTGGCACACCTGAAGCCCGTGATTTGGGTAAAGCTGAAAAGCGTGTTCACGTCACTAACTTGGAAGTTCGTGAAGACGGTGACGGTATGACCTTTGAAGGTTACGCTGCTGTGTTCAACAGTGACAGCGAACCACTGCCGTTCATTGAACGCATTGAACCTGGTGCTTTCCGTAAATCATTACAGTCACGAAACGAAATCAAACTGCTATGGAATCACGATGCTGGTGAACCGCTTGCGTCTGTTCGTGGTGGCACTTTGAAACTTTGGGAAGATGAAATTGGTCTTCGTGCGTGGGCAAAAATCGCCAACACGCAACGTGGGCGTGACACTGCTGAACTGATCCGTTCCGGCACTATTGATTCAATGTCATTTGGGTTCAACGTGATCAAAGATTCTTGGTCGGATGATGGCAGTGTGCGAACCCTTCAACAAGTGCGTGTGTTCGAAATCAGTTTGGTGTCTTTCCCTGCCTACACCGCTACTGCTGGCACAGTGTCGGTTCGTGAACAACGAAACATTGACCCTGACAAACTTGCAGACAGTTTGGCACGGTTGGAATACGGTGAACAGTTAGACGCTGACCAGGCTGAACTGATTAAAACCGTTGTTGACAAACTAACTGACACCCCTGAACCTGCCCCTGATAACGGGTTGGAATTGCTGGAACTTCAGCAACTAAAATTGAAACTACTTGAGAAAGGTTTAGCACTATGACTTCTGTGAATGAAATCGAAATTGCTATTCGTGTAATTCGTGAAGTGTCGGGTGATCCGATAGTGGGTGCGATTGCTGAACTGTTGAAAGACTTAGAAGCTTCAGCGGTAGCCCCAAAGGATGTGCGAACAGTCACCCCGAAAGAAACACGCTAACTTACAGCGTGTAACCCCTGCCGGTTCTACTTCGGGCAGGGGTTTTCTTTTGCCCTGAAGGGTGTTAAAAAAACTGCGGTAGAATCTAAACAGGTTCTGTGTCGGCACGGCCTAACGCTGGTCAGTGTCTGCACGTCAGCAAATCCATTATCAATTTATCTAAAAGGATGTTTCTTATGTCTGAGTTTGTTAAAACTCAAGCAGAAGGCCGTAACAACCTGATTGCCCAGATGCGTGAAGTTCTTGACGTTGCTGCTGGCGAATCACGTGGTCTATCTGCTGAAGAAAAAGTCAAGATTGAGCGACTAGAGGCTGACATTGAAGCCCGTGACGCTGCTATTGCGACTGCTCAAAAAATTGCTGAGCGTGAAGCACGTGCGGTTGAAGCCGCTCAGGGTTTCTCACCGGCTGAAGCCCGTCAGTCAGATGACGGCGATCTACTGCGTTCGATTGCACGTGGCGAGATGCGTGGTCACGAATTCGTTCGTGAAACCCGTGCTGCCCTAGTGCCTTCGTCAAACACTGTTGGTCAATCGTTCTACAACCAGGTGTTCCAGATTGCCCAACTTGTTGGCCCAATGTTGACCACTTCGGAAGTATTCAACACCGCTTCTGGTGAATCGCTAGTTATCCCAACCGTCACCGCTGTTTCTTCGGCTGGTTCGGTTGCGGCTGGTTCGGCTATCACCGAAAGCAACCCAACCTTCTCAAGCATCACACTTGGTGCTGAGAAGTATGCTGCCCTAGTATCTGTTTCAAGTGAGCTTCTAACTGACGCTGGCTTCGACATTTCGGGTTACATCGCACAGGAACTAGGAACTGCACTAGGTCTTCAGGCCAACAGCGTTCTAACCACTAAGCTTGCTGGTGCTGCTGGTTCGGTTGTTACTGGTGGAACTGGTGTTTCGGGTGCTGCTACTTATGAGAACCTAATTGACCTTGTTTACGGTATCGCTGACGGTGCGCGTGTTCTTCCAGGTCTGGGCTTCCAGATGTCGAAGACCGGTATTGCTGCTGCCCGTAAGATGAAGGATGGTGCTGGCAACTACATTTGGTCTGACAGTGCTATTCCAGGTCAGCCAGCCACCCTGCTAGGTTACTCAGTATATGAGAACCCAGCCGTTGCTGCTGTTGCTACTGGTGCTAAGTCGGTTCTGTTCGGTCACCTACCTTCGTTCAAGGTTCGTGTTGCTGGCGGTATCCGTGTAGATCAGTCAAGCGACTACGCCTTTAACACTGATGTTGTGACTTATCGTGGAATTATCCGCCTTGATGGCGGTCTAACCCACGCTACCCACATTGGTTACTTCAAGGGTGGTGCAAGCTAAACACGGCTTGCCTTTAAATTCACAACCCCCCAACAGCGTAGAGTTGGGGGGTTGTGTTTTATCCTGCGTAGGGGGATTGCAGGAAACTTATTTTGTAAGGGCTTCTAATGCCCTTTTCAGCCCTACATAAATCCAACGGGCTTCTTGTGATTGAAGTCTTAGTGGGTTGTTATCAAAGTCAGCAATTTCGGCTTTAATGATTGCCACTGCATCAGCAAAAGTCTGCATTAGCAGACTTCCACGTTTTCGGCGGTAGCAACTAGCAGTTCTGCTTTTGCTAGGTTCATACGAACCCAACGCATTGCTGCGTTGTGCCATTCGTAAGCTACTTTTTGACCGTTCTTGTTGGTGCTGAACTTGATGCTGATCATTTGGTTTCCTTTTCTTATTGCTTCCTTGTGTTTATATTCAACCACATTTCAAACAAAAAATGTGACATTTCTACAAACTTTTTTGACTGTTACCAAACTGTTATTTTGCTACTATTTGAGTAACGAAAGGAACAAAGTGGGAAAATCGGGCAACCCAGCCAAACAAACTAAACCGTTGAACGGGGCGGTGGCAGTTTGGTCGAATTCACCAGGTATGCCAACCGGTTACGGCGAACAGGCAAAACTGTTGATTGACTTGTTGAAACGTGACGGGGCTAAAGTGGCAGCCGTTTCAAACTATGGTTTGGAAGGTGTAGTTGATGAATACCGTTCACCTTATGGCCCTGTTCCACATTATCCGCGTGGGTTAGACGCTTACAGTAATGACGTTGTTGGTATGCATTATGCACACTTTATGTCGCAACATCCTGACCTTCAAAAGCTCATAATCACCCTTTATGATGTTTGGATTTTGAAAGGTAAAGGTTGGGATGATAAACGGGTTGCGTCTTGGATGCCCCTTGATCACGTGACCCTGCCACCAGCAGTAGCGGATTGGGCTAGACGGGATAACGTCACCCCTGTTGCTATGGCTAAACACGGTGTGCGTCAGTTGAACGCTGCTGGTATTGAATGTGAATACGTGCCACATTCGATTGACACGAAAGTTATGAAACCCACTGACACGATTGGTGGGCGTGATGGGCGTGACTATCTGGGTGCAAATGACCGGTTTGTTGTGGGTATGGTTGCTGCTAATAAAGCTTCAGGTTTGGTTCACCGAAAAGCGTTCAGTGAAAACTTGCAAGCGTTCAGTGTGTTCCACCAGAAACACCCTGACACGTTGTTGTATTTGCACACCGACTTTATTGGTGGTGCAGGTGGTTGGAATCTGCTGAAACTGTTGACCGCTTACGGTATCCCGAAAGAAGCAGTGACGTTCCCTGCGTTGAATGATTACCGTTACGGTGTCAGCCGTGCAGACCTGGCTGGCTTCTATTCGGCTATGGATGTTCTTCTTGCCGTGTCTTACGGTGAAGGTTTTGGTGTTCCCACTGTTGAAGCTCAAGCGTGTGGCACACCCGTTATCGGTTCTAGTTGGACAGCAACCCCTGATTTGCTTTCTGATGATTGCTGGATGGTTGACGGCACTATGGCGTGGGATGCAGGTCAAGATGCGTTTTGGGTGACACCTAACGTGTCTTCGATTGTGTCTGCGTTGGAACTGGCTTATGAGCGTGGGCGTGGCCGTTCGCAAGCGTCTATTGATTTCGCTAAACAGTTTGACACTGAAACGGTTTGGCAAGAACACTGGTTGCCGTTGCTGTCAAAGTTGTTGAATAATGACTAAGTTTGTAATCCGTTCAAATTATGGAATGATGCCAAACCAGATTGAAGGCGAAACAGATGACGGAAGGTTTTTTTATTTTAGGGGCAGATGGGATTGGGTTTCACTTCACATTTCAAAAAATAAAGATGAACTTTATGATGATGACACTTTGGTTTTTGATAAAGAAACGTTTCGTGCTGGATGGCTTTCTTTAGAAGAATTTGAATCATTGTTTTGGCAAGTGATAAAGGAAACCAAACTTTGATTCCCGTTTTAGGTTTTGCGGTAGTCAATCAGTTTGCTAAAGCAGACCGCCTATTGGCTTCCATTGATTACCCTGTTGAACATTTGATGATTGTTGATAACAGTGGCACGGCTTCTTGGAATCCTGTCAAACCGGATTGGGTGGCAAACCTGTGGGTTGTGCGTGTGCCGTTCGGGTTAGGTTTGGTTGGGGCGTGGAATCTGATTGTGAAAGCGAACCCCTACGCCCCGTATTGGTTGCTAATCAATGATGATGCGTGGTTTGAACCTGGTGCGTTGAAACAAATTGCAGACAGTGTTGATCCGTCAACGTTGAACTTTATTGGCACAAACCCTGAATGGTCGGGGATAGCGTTAGGTGAAAAAGTTGTTGAAACTGTTGGCCTTTATGATGAACGTTTTTACCCTTTATATTTTGATGATAACGATTATGAGCGGCGTATTACTGACGCTGGTTTTAGTATCAATCGCATTGGGGCTGTGGTTCATCACGAAAACAGCAGCACACTTAATTCTGGGTTTCAGTCGAAGAACGCGGTGAGCTTTAGAAACAACCAACTGCTTTATGAAATGAAGGTTGCCGTTGATGACTATTCTGAAGGCAACTGGTCTTTAGCGATTAGAAGGGCGAACCGGTGGGATTGAAAGTTT